GACGCACAAGGATTTATTGAATTGTTTCAGTTATCCGGTAATGAATATTTGGAAATTAATTTTGGTAAAATCAAAGATGCTACCAATACCGATGACCAAATATTTCATGTATACAAAATTGGTAAAAGAATTTCAACCGGCAACATGAATGATGAGTTCTACACTCTTTATTTTTGTTCTGAAGAATTGTATTTGTCTGAGCAATTGAAAATTAGTAAATCTTATATGGGACAAAAAATATCTAATATTGTTAAAAGTATTTTGACTAATACATTAAAAACAAAAACATCCAAAATCAATATTATTGAAGAAACCACAGGTATTTACGATTTTATTGTTCCAAGATTTAAACCATTGGAAACCATTTCTTGGATATCAACTTATGCTAGACCAACAACAGGAACTGGTTGTGATATGTTGTTTTATGAAAATCGTTATGGATTTAATTTTAGGTCGTTACAATCAATCTATAAAGATCCTGTTTATGCTTCTTATAGATATCAACAAAAGAATTTATCTAAAGAATTAGAACAGATAGAAGATAAAATAACTTCAGTTTTGGATTATGAATTTGTTAAAGCTTACGATGTTTTGAATGATACTAATTCTGGTACTTTTGCCAATCAATTAATATCTTTGGATCCAGTAACCAGAAAATCAAACATTACTAATTTTGATTACACAAAATATCAAAAAGATTCTAAATCATTAAATGGTGATGGAGTTTTAAATTCTTCACCTAATAGATTGGGTACCACACCAAATCAAAACTATAGTGCTGTCACAAAAGTAGCTATTAGCAATTCAAATCAAGGATTAACTCCTTACATAAAACAAGCTCCTGGTTCGGTGGCCAAAGATATATACTTAGAAACATATGTTCCTAATAGAACAGCACAACTTAGTTTGGCAAATTATACTGTATTAAAATTGGTGATTCCTGGTGATCCAGGTATTACTGCTGGTGCTGTTATTAATTTTGAATTATTGTCTTTGAAACCAACATCTACTACTAAAGAAGCAGATAAGTTTTATTCTGGTAAATATTTGGTATCGGCAGTAAGGCATATAATTAATGATTCAGGTTCATATACTACGATATTAGAAATAGCAAAAGATAGTAGTGATAACGCATATGCTGGGACTAATAATAGTTCAGCTGAAAGATTACAGGCGGCACAAAATTAATGGAAAATTTTATTGGTAAAGATGGATTTGTTTGGTTTATTGGTGTAGTAGAAGATAGAGCAGACCCACTAGGATTAGGTAGATGTAAACTAAGAATTTTTGGTTGGCATACTGATAATAAATCGGAATTGCCCACTTCTGATTTGCCTTGGGCTTTACCAATGTATCCCATAAACAATTCAAAAGCCTTTTCAGCACCAAGACTTGGTGAATGGGTTGTTGGATTTTTTATGGATGTTGCTTCAGGTCAGGCACCTGTAATGATGGGTGTAATTCCTGGATTACAACCGTAGGAGAATAAAATGGCAGATGTTCAATCACCACCACAAGTTGCAAATGATAATTTAATTCCATTATATACAAATAATGGACCAACATCAGGTAATCCAACAACACCTGCACTCTCTCGCAGTGTGGTTGCAAATACTTCTATTGCTGCGGCTAATAGTGATTTAGCACACATTTGTGATTTTTCATTGGATATTCAACGCAGAACAGAATTGAAAAAGTTTCTTAATGCTCAAGCCAATAATATTAGAGAAGCAATTCGTGCAGTAATGAGAGCCTTAGGTTTTTCTGACGGTACTGGCACATATCAATGGTTAATTGACAAACTTCAAGCAATCAAGCGAGGTTTAAAATACATTCAAAAAAATGTAATTCAACCAATTCAAGATTTTAATAAAGCTGTTGTTCAATACATTCAAAAAGTTCAAGAAATTATTGCTTACATTTTGAGTTTACCTGCTAAACTTTTGGCCTTGTTAGGTGATTGCTTAAAATCTTTGCGTCAAGCAATTTCTAATGTATTGTCCGATGCTTTTAGTTCTACTGGTAGTAGTGGTTCAGGTGGTGCTGGTTTTAGTGATGTAATTGCTGCAGCAAAAGATACTGCATCAACTTTGGCTACTACAGTCGGCCAAGCATTAACCACGGCAACTCAAACGGCCGCACTCGCAACTGTTGCATCTTCTGCTGGAAATGTTGTGACTAATATTAAGAAGGGTGTATAATGTCAGCAACTAGCGGACTATGGACTGAACCAGAATCGGCAGCAAATACCGATTATCAGCCAATATATCCTTACAATAATATCAATCAAACTGAAGCTGGACATTCATTTGAAATGGATGATACACCTGGTCGTGAGCGGGTTCGTATTCAACATGGCAAATCTGGTAGTTTCTTGGAGATGCACCCAAATGGTGATGAAGTTCACAAGATTTATGGTGATGGTTACGAAATTATTGCCGGCAGAAAAAATGTATTAATCAAAGGTGTGTGTAATGTTACTATTCAAGGTGATTGTAATATGCACGTTCTTGGTAATAAGAATGAACAGATTGATGGTGATTATAATCTATTAGTTGGTGGTAATATGATTGCTCGTGCCTCTGGTTCAAGCGGTATGACAATTATCTCTGATAGTGATATGTCTATTCAATCTAATTCAGCAAGCGATGGTGCCTTGTATATCTCTGCTGGAGACCATGTTTATGTTGCTTCAGACTTACAGATTGCCGGTGCAGCTTCAGCAGATACTATTTCAGCAGAATCTCGTATCAATGCTGGTACAGGACTTTATGCTGGACTTTTAGGCACATATTCTGAAGGACCAATCACCTCATTGGTGTCGGTGACTGCACCTTTGGGAACTTTTGCTTATGCTTCTTGTGGTATTATGGATGCTGTATTGATGACTGATACAATCAACTCAGGTATATTCAATACCCATGTGCATATTGGTAATAGAGGATTCCCGACAAGTCCACCCACATCTGAATTTTTTGGAGTTTAATTATGGCAATGGTTAATAATGCAACAGGTGTATACACAACGCTAGGTTATAGTTTTAATGACCCTAATGGTGATATTCAAGTATTATCGGCAAATACTCAGGCACACTTAAATACAATGCCTGCTTTTATTACTTCTTGGCAGGCTCAAGATATTGCTAGTAATTCAGTAGGCGGATATTTTCAGAATCCAGTAGCAACTCCAGTAAACAATATCATCACAATATCAAATCAGATATACATTTTGGCTAATTCTATTGCTGGTAACGCAAATTCATCATTTTCAGGTACTGCCAACTTGGCACCGCTTATTCCTGCTGCTCAAACTTTAAATATTACAGCAAGTTCATTTTTGGCACATACAAATAGACTTTCTGGTGTAACGCCATTCACAGGAACAGACCAAACTAATCCATACTATACTAATGCAACCAATTTTGGTAAAACTGCATTGTATATTACCAATCAAACAGACGGAATCATTAATAATTCACCTATTTTAGGTAGTTTTACTAGTATTCTTGTTGGTCCTCAGATTAGTGCTAATTCTAATACAATTACCTTAGATTATTCAACATTGACGGCTGGAGTAACAGGTAATACATTATCCAATACTCAGGTTTCACAAATTGTATCAGATTTAACTAATACAAATAGTTTTTTATCAACTAGACAAAATGGTGACATCACCTATTTTGGTAATTTACAGACTTTTGTAAATAATTATAATAATGTCAAGCAATTCACCAATATGGGTGAAACGCAGACTTATTTGCTGAATAACTTTATTGGAACACCAAAACTAGTATCAAGAATTAATTCATAAGGAAAATTCAAATTTTTTGTTCCGGCCCCGAAATATTTCCAACGGTGTCCTGAAGTTCCGGAACGTGTTTTACTCCAAGGCTCTATAAATAAAGAATGGCACTCAATCAAAAAATATACTCAGATATAGACTTCACTTTTACCATGAGACCTGGTATTAAGGATGTCGCTTTGAGCTATGATAGTCAGGCAGTTATTAGGTCAATTCGTAATCTTTTATTAACAAAACACTTTGAAAGACCATTTAATCCTGATTTAGGTGCCAATATTGACGGTTTATTGTTTGAACCTATTTCTCCAATTACATCTTCATTGTTGGAAAATGAAATCAAAACAACTATACAGAATTTTGAACCGAGAGCCAGATTACATCAGATTAATGTGACTCCTAACGCAGACAAAAATGCTTATAATGTTTATTTAAGTTTTTTTATAGAAAACGCAACATTACCAACGACAGTAACACTTCTTTTAGAGAGAAATAGATAAGATGGCAGGCGCAAACTCTAATATCCAGATTACGGATTTGGATTTTAATAATATTAAAACCAATCTCAGAACATTTTTACAATCTCAAGACACACTCAAAGATTATAATTATGAAGGTTCTGCGCTTTCTACACTCTTAGACATTCTTGCTTATAATACTCAATACAATGCTTACTATTTGAACATGGTAGCAAATGAGATGTTCTTGGATTCAGCATTGTTGCGTTCTTCTGTTGTATCTCATGCTAAACTATTGAATTATGTACCTAAATCTTCACTTGCACCAACAGCAACTATTGATTTAAATGTATATGGCGTCACTTCTGGTTCATTAACTGTCCCGGTTGGTACAAGGTTTTTATCTGAAGCATTGGATGGAGTAAACTACAATTTTGTTACGACTGATTCATATACCGTTAATGTTGTAAATAACACGGCAACATTTAACAACCTTTCAATCAGTCAAGGTATTCCGGCTTCATTAAAATTTACTGTCGATTCTACTGCCAATCCAACATATACATTTGAAATACCAGAAACTAATGTTGACACTACAACTATTACTGTAACTGTTCAACAGTCTGGTGCAAATACATCATCTGATGTTTATTCATTGGCATCCAATTTTTTATCGTTGAATGGAGATTCTTTAGTATACTTTCTACAAGAAAGTTTAACTGGAACATATCAAATTTATTTTGGTGACGGAATTCTAGGCAAAAAATTATCTGACGGCAATATTGTCAATGTTTCTTATATCGTAACAAATGGCACTTCTTCCTATGGTGCCAATAATTTTGTATTAATGGATACTATTTCTGGTTATTCAAATAATTCTGTTACACCTATTACTTCAGCAACACAAGGTGCAGCAAAAGAAACTATTGATTCCATTAAGTTTCAAGCACCTAAAGCATACGCAGCACAAAATCGTGCCGTTAGTAAAAACGACTATATTACATTGGTTCAACAAAACAAATATGGTATTGCTCTTGATGCAGTTAATGTGTGGGGTGGCGAAGAAGCTAATCCACCACAATACGGCAAAATCTTTGTTGCGGTTAAACCAACAGGCGGTTATTCTTTAACAGACAATCAGAAACAAATTTTAATTAATGATGTTATTAAACCTATTTCTGTATTGACAGTAGTGCCAGAAATTGTAGACCCAACCTATGTTTACTTGCTATTAAACTCAAATATTTTGGTTGATTTTAAGAAAACAACTTTAACGGCTTCACAAATTCAAACATTAGTTACTAATGGTATCAAGACTTATTGTAATGCCAATTTAAATACTTTTAATTCTACATTTGTTGTTGGTGACTTAATTCAATACATTCAAAATTTAGATAAGTCCATCGTTGCAGCTGATTTTGATTTGTTCTTGGAAAGAAGAACAATTCCAATATTCAATACTTCACAAACCTATACAATTGAATTGGGTGCTCCTATTGAGAATGGTTCTACTAGTGAATCATTACAAATTACACCATCATTTGCAACTTATGATTCGTCTGGTAATTATTATGACCCGGTATATTTTGAAGTGGCACCAGATTCCACAACAAATATTGATTCAGTTACATTGATTTCTGGTGGAACAGGTTATACTGCACCAACAGTTACGATTAGCGGTGATGGTCATGGTGCAACAGCAACTGCAACGGTTGTTAATGGTGTAATTACAAGTATTACAGTCACCAATGGTGGTACTAATTATACACAAGCAACAGTTATTATTTCTGATCCTACTGGAACAGGTGTATCTGCTTCTGCTGTTCTTCGTGGAAATTATGCTCAATTAAGAACATACTATTATGTTAATGGTGTTAAAAATATTTTAGGAAGTGCATCAGCTACTATACCTCCTGGCACAGTTGATTTTAATACTGGCACAATAACACTTAATAATTTTGCTCCAACTAAACTGAACAATACTGATGGAATATTGAGAACAATTGGTTATGCAGCAAATAGAATTGTTTCATCTACATACGATAAAATTATTACATTAGACAATAATGATCCAGCTGCAATCACAGTTAATGTAACCGCAAAGTAATTCATGTCTTATATCAATAAAACTTCGTTACTGGTACCCTCACAGTTACCAGAATTTGTTCGGGACAATCCGGATTATTCTACCTTTGTTTCTTTTCTTCAAGCATATTATGAATGGTTAGAATCTCCTGACGCAGCAAATACTCTAAACACTTCTGCTACCACTACCGGGGAAGGTGTAACTTACGGTTCAAAAAATCTACCTAATTATTATGATATTGATACGACATTAGATGGATTTCTTCAGTATTATGAAAATGATTTTCTTTCATTTTTTCCTGAAGGTTCGTTAGTAGACGAAAGAAAACTCATTAAAGTTGCCAAAGAGTTATATCAATCTAAAGGCACACCAGCTTCTTATGAATTTTTGTTTAGAGTTCTTTATAATTCGGATGTCAATCTTTTTAATTCTTCGGATTATATTCTTAAACCATCTGATGGTAAATGGATTGTAACAAGGTCATTAAAATTATCTTCAATTGATCCTAATTGGTTAAAAACAATCAACTATCGTTTGTTTGGTTTAACTTCTAAAGGTTATGCAACAATTGAATTGGTTACAATTGGTGAAAATAGTGTTGAAATTGTTCTTTCAGGTATTGATAGAAACTTTACATCAGGTGAATTTGTTGAAGTTGTTGATATTCACGGCGCTCCAGTATTGTTTAATGGCAATACCCTTCAAGCACAAATTCTTGGTGTATTAAATTCTGTTGTTGTTGATCCAAATAATGTAGGTTCTGGTTATAACGTAGGAGACCCCGTAGTATTTTATGGTGGTTTAAATCCAAATGTTACTAATCCAACGCCAGCATTAGGTTACATCTCACAAGTTTCTGGTGCTTCTATTATATTAGTAAATCCGGTATACAAAGGACAAGGTTATCGACCAGGTAGTTATACTAGTGTAAATATCAATTCTGGTTCAGGCACAGGTTCAGGTGCTTCAGATATTGCCACCACATTTGACCCTACTCCTTATTACATCAACTTAGTTAATAATGATACTATTGGATCCAAAGCAAATACACAAATTGGTAATGGCTCTCATTTAGTATCTTACAATTTTGCTAATTTAACAAGTGCAAACTATAACACCCAATTACAACTAGCTCTTGGTTTCCCCGTTTTAAATACTTTTGGTATTTTTGCAACAACAGTTATTTCAGGCGGAACAGGATATGATGCAACAACCACAGCAAATGCTACAGGTTATTATTCAACGGACATTAATACACTTGAAGCTTTACCTAATCTAGGAATTTTAGGTCCAATTCAAATTGCTACTGGCGGTATTAATTATCATGTCAACGATAAGATTGTATTTACGGGCGGAACAGGATATGGTGCTTTTGCCAATGTAACAAGCGTGGCATCCAACGGAGCAATTACAACTGTATCTTTTGTTCACGATCCCTCAGGTGCTACTGCATATCCTTTTGGTGGTATGGGGTACAAAGCCAATAGTTTACCGGTATTAACAGTTAATACTGCAACGGGTTCAGGTGCTTCTCTTTATGTTCCTGGTTTAGTTGGTGGTGATGCAACATTTAATATTAATTCTACATCTTACGGCCAAGTTCAACAGATTACTCTCACTAATACAGGTAAAGATTATATTTCTGCACCTGGAATTTCTTTACGAGTAGAAGATTTATTGGTTTATAACGTCAATGTATTAAATGAACCAAAGCAAGGTGATATAATCTATCAAGGTTCTATATCAAATGAATTCTTTTATGCTAATGTAGATTCTATTTCAATTAATACTGCCAATTCATCTAATGGCTACTTCAGTACCTACAATTTAAGAACATACGATTACAACGGTGCATTTGATCCTACTGCTAACATTTATGTTAAGCGTAATGGTGTTGATATTGGAACAACAATCAAATTATCTAATACAACAACAGGTATCTACACTAGTGGTAGAAAAATTTATGGTAATGGTTCAGCAAAGGCAATCGCCAACTTCTTAAACGGTATTGTATTAGGTGCCGGTTTCTATCAAAATGCTGATGGACAACCTTCTGCCTACTCAGTATTGGAAGATTCAACTTATAATAATTATACTTACATATTACAGGTACAAGAAGCATTGGCCAAATATAAGAATACAGCATTGTCATTCTTACATCCGTCAGGCATGAATTACAATGCAGTAAACTTATTGAAGAGCAATTCTTCATTTAGTTCGTCTATGTCACCTGGTGAAGAACTCACGGTCAAACCATTAAGTTATCTATTAGGTACCACAAATTATGTGGCCAATTCACAACCTAATGCTTCCAATACTATTGTCATATTCACCAATACTTCTGGTGCCAATGTGGCCAATGTGGTTCAGGCAAACTCTTACTTAACTATCTACACAGTATATGGTGAACCCTATTACTCCAAGGTTACTAAAGTTACTTCCAATACAATTACATTACAAGATGATTGGGTATTTGCTGTACCAAATGTTGCAGTTGCCTCAGCATCCTCTGGTTCAAATGTCATAAATATCAGCAGCCTCACCAATGCTTGGAACATTGCTACTGGTAATACTATATCATATATTAGTGACTTCATGCACATTTATGATTCAGTATCATTTGATGGCGTAACATATAAGACCATTACCCATGTAGACCAACCGGGTTCAGGTTCAAGAATTTTTGTTAATTCCGCTTACGGTTCACAACAAACTGGTTACTTAAGCTTTAAGGCAAATGTAATATCAAGTAATGTATGGGTAAGTGGCATCACATCAATAGCAGAAACAATAGATATTACGGATGAACAAGGTGATCCAATTGCAGCAGAAGATGGAACTATACTTTTAATAGGATAAGAAATGAGTTCAGTAAAGATTTCGGGACTGCCAGCCAGTTCTAATTTAAATGTTAACCCAGCGCAGTCTATATTTCCTACTACCGATTTAGGTACAGGACAAACTACACGCTTAAATGCTAAAAGTTTAGGCACTACACTCTATGCCAACAATAATCTAACTGTTGGTACTGGTGGTGTTCTTCTTCCCAATCTTGTAGCACAGTTTACTGGCATTTCTAGCGGATATACTCAAGTCAATGAACAAAACATTAACAATCAAGGTACTGCTGACTACATTGTAACGGCTGATGTTGGTGACGATTTAAATTATTATATTGATATGGGTATCACCAATTCACAATATAGTAATACAAACCCATTTAATTCATTAGGCACAGCAATTGAACCTCTTTCTGGTTATTTGTATGTCACAGGTAACACAGTATCTAATTCAAGCGGCAATCTAGTTATTGGTACAACAAATCCAGGAACAGAAACACGATTTATTGCGGGCGGAGTTAACGCTGCCAATGTAGTTGCAAAAATTACTTCTAATACTATTACATTGTCCACAAATACTAAAATTGTTTTTGGTGACAGCACAACACAAAATACCGCAAGTTTACCGGCATCGTATATTATTGGAGTTAACAATACACAAAATACTAATATTCAAATTGCCAACACTACTGCCAATAACGCTTCCGCAAATACAATAGCATTACAAACATATTCAAGTGCAGCTTTTGCAAAGGCTAATGCTGCTCTAGCAAACGCAACAGGCACTTTTGCTGGCGATTTAACAATCACAGGTAATACAATTGCTCAGGTAATGAATACTGCCAATCTAATTGTAAACGGTACTGCAAATGTGACCGGCACATTGAATGTTTCTGGTATTATTAATATGAATGCTCAAGTCATTTTGACCAACACTTCATTCTCTGCCACACAAGCTGCATTAACAATTGCTGCAACGCCAACAGTTACATTACCATCACAAGATGGTTACATGATTCATGTTTCAGGTAAACAAAACGTTGCTTCACGCATCATTAGTGATTCATTTGGTGCAAATACATATGTTGTATATGCTGGTCGTTCAGCAAGAGGTAATGTAACAAATCCTTCTGCTGTTCAGACTAATGATATTCTTTCTCGTTTCTCTGGTAACGGTTATGGTACAACAAAGTATCAACCACTTGGTGTTGGTCGTATTGATTTTGTTGCGACAGAAAATTATACGGATGCAAACACCGGTTCACAAATTCAATTTTGGACTACTCCTGCCGGTTCAAATACTGTAACACAGATTGCAACATTTAATGGAACATCTGTAACATTTACAGGTACAGTAGGCCCACAAAAAGGTTTCATTTATACACCAACAGTATATCCTGGTGCTCAGACAGCAATCACAATTGACTTTGCAAATAATTCTGTTGTTCGTGCTCAGACAGCAACAGGTATAACTGCAACCTTATCTAACTTGGTTGCTGGTAAAGAAGTTGTTGCATGGATTACAAATACTGCTGGTACAAACCAAAACTTTACTCATGGACTTTCTGCTACCAATTCTACCACCAATTCAACTTCGTATGCTATTCCAGGAACTTCAACAATCATGGCAAGATATATGAGTATTGACGGTACTACACAGAATACATTTGTAGCTGTTGTCCACGCTTAATAAATACATACTATGGCAAATACAGTAAACGGAATATTAACAACATACGGCTCGGTTGTAGAGGTAGAGTTAACCTACTTCTTTGTAATCACAGCATCTGGTTATGCGCCTAATGCTCAGTCATCTTCTTATTTTATTCTTGGTAAACCTGACCAATGGCCAGACGATAATAATCCTCCAATACCTACACAAGACCAAGCAAACATTAAGAAAACGTTTAAACATATGTTTGCTGCCAAGTTGTTGACATCTTCCAATATGGCACCTGTTATTCCTCGTATTGACTGGACTTCAGGCACAACATATACACCATATACTGATTATGACGATATGTTTACACTTGATTCTAATGGAATCATTACAAAGAATTTCTATGTTCGTAACCGTTACGACCAAATTTTTAAGTGCCTCGGTAATAATCGTGGTGGCACCTCTACTGTTGAACCAGTTCTTCAAGCTGGTACCACAGATGCTTCACAAACTCTTTACTTATCAGATGGTTACAAGTGGATTTACATCACAACTATTGATAAAGGCTTAAAAAAATCATTCTTTGATAATAATTGGATGCCTCTGTCAGTAGGTGTAATTACTCCTAACCCATTGTTGCCATCTGGCCTAGGTTCAATCAACGCAATTAATGTGACCAACTCAGGTAATGGTTATTCAGATGGTATAATTACTACTGTTGTGAATGTAACAGGTGATGGTTCAGGTGCTGCAGCATATGCGAATGTAACTAATGGTATGGTTTCTGATGTTATTGTTACTAATACAGGAAACAATTATACATATGCAACTGTAACTATTTCACCTCAGGCTGGATATGCAGGTAATAATGCAACGGCCAACGCAATCATTTCACCAATTGGTGGTAATGCAACCGATCCTGCATCAGAATTAGGTTGTAACCACATTATGTTATCTGTTGAAGTTGATGGAAATGAAGGCGGTAATATCCCTACGGATGTATCTTTCCGTCAAGTTGGTGTTCTTGTTAATCCGGTTTTGACTGATGGTACCGTACCAACGGGTTCAGTTTATAATACAAGTGACTTAGCAACTGTATCATTTGGTCTAGGAACATTTACTACTGGTGAAACAGTTTATCAAGGCACAGATGTAAATAATCCTAACTTTACCGCTACTGTTTGTTCGTTTGATTCAGGAAACAATGTGGTTTCGCTGATAAATACAGTAGGAACATACAATTTAGGTGGCGCATTATATGGTGCCACATCAGTCACATCAAGAGTTCTTTTGCAGTATACTCCAACAGGTTTCTCGGTTGGTTCAGGATACATGATGTATTTTGAGAATAGACAACCAATTCAGCGTTCACCAAACGGTAACGAACAACTCAGATTAGTTTTAAGATTCTAAGGTAGAAGAATGATTAATTATAATATAGACCCGTTTTACGATGATTTTGATCCAACAAAAAATTATCATCGTATTCTTTTTAAACCAGGTCGTGCGGTTCAGGCTCGTGAATTAACACAAGCGCAAACCATTCTTCAAAATCAAGTTTCACAATTTGCTTCAGCAATCTATTCTCAAAATACACCGGTATCTGGTGGTCAAGTTACTACAAATTTAAAATGTAATTTTGTAAAACTGAATACTTTGTATAGTAATTCAGCAGTTGTAGTTAGTAATTTGGTTGGTCAAACAGTTCAAGACCAATATGGTATTGTTACTGCTAAAGTTCTTGCTGCATCTGAAGCAACAGGCAACGCAACAACTCCAGGTGATCCTCCAACATTGGTAGTTTCTTACCTTTCCGGCCAACAATTTACTGATGCAAATACTATTTTTGTTCAATCACAGTCTGGCACATCAATTACTCCTGTAGCAAATACAATTACTACTTCTAGTGGTGGAATTTCATCTGTTGCTTCTGTTTCTGCTGGTGTTTACTATGTAATCAATGGTTATAACACCGTAAACAATAATCAATATTCTATTGGTAACTTTGTTAATGTTCTTCCACAAACTGTCATTCTTGACAAGTATGATAATACTCCTTCATGGCGTATTGGTTTGGTCATTACTGAAAGTACCGTAACAAGTTCAACCGATTTATCATTATTGGATCCTGCTGCTGGCGCTTCCAACTATCAAGCTCCAGGTGCTGACCGTTATCAAATTACTTTAACATTAGATAAACGTCCTCTAACTGCTGGTAATGATGATGCCTTTATTGAATTACTCAGAATGGAAAATGGTGTTGTTCTTAAACAAACCGACCAAACTGTTTACTCTGCTATTGATGATTACTTTGCTAAACGTGACTATGAAACCAATGGTGATTATGTTGTTAATGATTTTAAATTAACTCCTGGTCCTAATGTTTCTGGTAATACTGCTCAATATGATTTAAGTATTGGACCAGGTGTTGCTTATGTTCGTGGTTATCGTATTGAAAATCAATCAAACTATACTTTAACAAGCGACAGAGCAAGAACAACAGCTTCCATAACCGGTGATTCTAATTTTATAGATTACGGTAATTACTTTGTTGTTGATACTCTCAAAGGTATTTTTGATTACTCAACAACGCCTTCTGTTGATTTGCATTGTGTTCAAGCTGGTAATATTGTTACTGCTAATGCTAACACCTATAATTCAACCGTAGTTGGTACTGCTTATGTTAGATATTTGGATTATGTTAGTTCAACAGGTTCTAATACTGCTTCTTATCTTTTTAATTTCCATGTTTCGGATATTAATACTAATACATTAAGTAGTAATGCAACTTCAGCAACAACTAATACTATTACATTCTACGACCCAACAAACAAATTCTCTACTGCTGCAAATGCTTACTTCGGTACTACATTAACTATTACAAATGGTACAGATGCAGGTGATATTAGAACTATTGTTTCTTATAATGGTTCTACAAAAACTGCAACAGTAAATCAACCATTTAATATTACTCCTGACACAACAAGTCAATTCAATTTGATTTTCTCAACTGGTAATATTAATTCCATTGTTCAAGCAAATACAACATATGCTTTGACTGCTAATACAAATATTAATGCAAGTGCAGGTAAAGTAAATGGCGTTTCTTCTGGCGCAACAATTCTGCAAGGCGCAGGTATGCCAGAGATGATTTTTACATTGGGTTATCCTTATGTTGCCAATGTGTCAAGCTCTTCTTACTACTCAACACAAATTTTCCGTAATGTTCCAACTACAAGTTCCGGAACATTCACAATTAACAGTAATGACCCAATTCGTTTCCAAGGTACCGCAGGTACCACATATAGTGGAAGCACCGATGCTTTTAGACAGTTGTTTACTGTAATTGATACCGCAAACGGAAACATTCTTGACTTTACAGGCAACTCAGCAACAGTTGTAACTAATACACAAACAACATTTACTGCTCCTGCTTATGCAAACAAGACTGTCGATATTTTTGCTGGTGTATATGTTTCTTCTGCTGATTCTACTGGTTACGTATTAAAATCTAAGAACCTTGTTGTTGGTAATACAACAGTAGTTCAAACATTTACTAATCCAAATTCTGTTGCTAATACACAGTTTGCTTTAGATGGTTCTGGTAATCCAAAAGGTCAAGTATTAATTTCTAAAGTTGCTGTTAATACTATTAAAACATCTTTGTATGTTTCTGATGTAAAACAAGTAACAAGAATTTACGATACTGGTGTGGTAGGTGGTTCTCCATCTGGAGCTTTGGCACAATACAGAGATATTACTGGTTCATTCTCATTTAATAATGGCCAAAAAGATTCACACTACTCTCACGCATACATTAAGTTATTACCTGGAGTTAATCCTCCAACTGGTGATATCATTGTAGTATTTGATTGTTATACGCATGGTGGTGGTGACGGATACTTTAGTGTTCGTTCATACACAGCAAATACAATTGGTGGAATTTCTGGTAGTCCAGAAACTTATGCATCAATTCCAGCTTATACTGCTACTGATGGTACAACATATCAGTTAAGAGATTGTGTTGACTTTAGACCAGTTAGAAAAAATGCAGCCAATCCAACTACATGGGAATATAGTGTTTCAACTAGTGGATCCATAGATACTCATGGCGCATTAATTCCACAAAATCTTTCCAACTATGTAAGCAACTATACTTACTACTTGGGTAGAAAAGATAAATTGGTATTAACAAAAGATAGTAAGTTTTCTATCATTGAAGGTGCACCATCTTTATCACCAATTCTTCCTACTGAACCAACAGGTGCTTTAGTTCTTGCTAATATTAACCTTGATCCTTACACGGCTTATGTTCAAGGTGAAGGTCCAGGTTATGTAACTGGTGAAAGTCCTCTTGGCGTTACAGTTAATACTGTTCCATCCAATCTAAGCATTGATAAGATTCTTCATAAGCGTTGGGCTAAGTCTGATATTACTGATTTACAAACACAAGTAGATAACTTAGAATACTATACATCTCTTAGTTTGTTGGAACAAAAAGCACAAACACTACAAGTGCCTGATGTTAACGGATTAAATCGTTTCAAAAATGGTATTTTAGTAGATTCATTCTCAGATTTTGGTGCTGCTGATACGGGTAACGTTGACTATGCTGCCAATATCAACATTAGAAAACAACAACTAACTGCACTTTCTTGGATTGAAAATTTCCAATTACAAAACTATGGTGTGTTGAATTCACTTGGTACTGTTGCTAACACTAACACGTATGCCGTATCAAGTCTTGGTGGCACATCAACAAACGTATATACATTACCCTATACTCCACAATTACTCATCAAACAACAATTGGCAAGTAACACAATTAGTGTAAACCCATTTAACGTAGTTGTTTATGAAGGCGTTGCAACTCTTAATCCTCCAATGGACAATTGGGCAAACAATTGGGAAGCTCCTGCAATCACAATTAATCAGCCAAATCTTCAGTTCTCACAACAATCTGGTGGTTTGAATTTATTAAATGCTGGTGACTTTGCTTCTATACCTGGAACAACTGTTGTACCTTCACAAAATCAAGGTGCAGTAGAAACGACTTATGTTAATCAATTAACTTCATTAAACAATGCTGAAGCATCTTCAGCGGCTGCAGCAGGATTAATTGCAGATAACGGCTATGTTACTAATACGGCTGTTGTTCCATTTATTCGTCAACAAGAACTTATTGTAAGATGTAAAGGTATGTTGAAGAATACTCCTGTTGGATGTTACTTTGACGGACAAAATGTAAACAAATGGATTACAACTCCAAACACCATGGAATTAACTGGCGTTACTGGTATGTTTAATGAAGATGATATTGTTGGTTTCTATGATACCGGCACACAACAATTCTATCCATATGCTCGTGTAGTTTCTGTATACAACTATGGTGATAGTTCAAGAGTTCGTTTATATGTAGCAACAACAATTCATCCACCATCAACTGTTGCAACCGCAACATTACAAAATGCTTTCTTTGATACAAGTGGAAATTATTTGGGTAAATCTGCTGCAGGAACAATCGTACCAGCAAACAATGGAGCTTTAATTTCATTACATAATTCTGGTTCTGTTACCGGTGTTGGTGGTGGTTGGACAAATACTTATGAAACAAATCCGACATACATTTTCAAATCACAGTATCTTTCTGGTGCATCTACATTCTTGAATACTTATGGTGTTTGGGGTGACCAAAGCAATTCTGGTTCATACTCATCCACATTTGCGTTTACTGCCACAACTGCTGGCACTTATACAATTTATGGTGCTGTCACCGGTTCAGGCACAATTTCTATTGATGGCACATCTGCATTATCAGTTAGCACAAATGATAATTCTACAACCAAAACATTAACTACTGGTGCACATACTGTATCTTGGTCTGTAAGTAATGGATGGAGTGTTGCTGGATTTGCTTGTAAGATTGTAGACCCATCAGGCAATGTAATTTGGAATACATTGACACCTTCTGGTTTAACTTACACAAATGCTGGCACAGAGTATCAAATGCCAGGTGGCGGTTCATATTTTGTTGGCGCCACAAAATTACAGTTAGACCAAAATGCAAATGGTTCTTCTAATACGGCTTTTGTTGGTGCTTCAGTTACTATCAAATCAACTTATGTTTACGCTTATAACTATGGCGCAGTTTATGTTCCACCATATCCACAGTTTTCCGGTGACGGTGATGGACCTAATGTATCTCGTTATTATCAAGCAGTAGCACAATGGAATTCTGTTTACAATCAAGCACAAGCCACTGAACAGAATATCATCTACTTGTCATCTACCGATGAATTTACCGCTAACATTACTTCATACAATTATGTTACTAGAACAGTTACATTAGATAGACCTGTTAATGTTTCATTAGGTTATAACTCTAATGCAGGTTATAATATTACTTCACAGTATGGATTAAAAGGTGTTCAATTAAGTATTGCTAATGCTATTCAAGCTGGTAATTCAATTGCTAATCTTTCTACTGATGAACACGGACAATTTGTTGGTATCTTTAATATTCCAGGTTCAAACTTCTATACTGGTCAAAGAGTGTTCCGTGTAGATAATAGAACTGTTACAACTGATCCTGGTTCAGCAACAACTTATGCTGAGGCGGTATTTACGGCAGGCGCAGGTAATATTAATGGCTTGGCTCCATCTGTGGATGCTTCAACCAAAACAATTCAATCGGTTAATCAACAATCGTATAACATTGTTTCACATACCTCACCATACGATCCAATAGCACAAACATTTATTGTTTCTAAAGACAATTATCCAAATGGTGTATTCATTAAATCGGTTAAATTGTTCTTTGAATCTAAATCTAATACATCACCAATTAGTTTGTCTGTTGTTGGTACCATCAATGGTATACCAAATGGTCAAACATTAGATTATTCACAAGTGATATTGTCACCTGACCAAGTTAATGTATCTTCTTCTCCACATTATTTGGATTCAAGCACTTATACAGAGTTTAATTTTGCTGCACCTGTTTATATTCAAGCAGGTACTTTATATGCGTTTGTTATTCATTCAAGTTCTTCTGATTACAACTTGTATCTTGGACAACAAAATGCAATTGCTGTTCCTTCAACAGCGGCAGCATTACCAGTAAGTCAAGGCGGAACAATACCAACTAATCCAACTAAGATTGGTGCAGCACCTTATGTTGGTGCTCTGTTTGAATCACAAAATGCTATTACATGGACTGCTGACCAGAACAGAGATTTAATGTTCGTAATTGACCAATGTGTATTTGACATTACACAAGCTCCTACTTTGGACTTTGTGGTGCCACAAAATCTGCCACGCAGAAAATTAAATACACAAGATATTATTCAACACGCTGACCCAGCATTGGTAAGTAATCTACACGCAAACTTTAGGCCTTCGTCACCAATGCACGCTTTCAATGTGACAACAACTGACTTTGTTCCGACCTCTACTAATATTCAATATCAGTATAGCACAAAATTGTTAAATGGTTTTGGCACCACTACTCCAGTTTCAGTAAATCCTGGTAAGTATGGCACACCAACACAAGATAACATTTATTTGAATGACGGACAAGGCGAGAGAATCTTATTAGCAAATACTAATACTTCATTCCAATTGTTTACCACATTAACATCTACCGACACCAATGTTAGCCCAATTATTTCAGATGATGGTATATCTTTGTATGATATCATTTATGTTATTAACAATTTAGGTATTGATACCAACAAGATTTCAGTTGCCAACACAGGTTCTGGCTATAATGCCAATACCATGTCAGTTACTATTTCTTCACCTGTCGTAGGCTCTAATTCAGCACAGTTAGGATTCACAACCAACACCGCCACAGGTGCAATTTCATCTGTGTATGTGACTTATCCTGGTTCAGGATATTTAAAGACTCCTACGATTACGGTGACAGATTCGGCAACTAGAAGTGGTAATGCAAATGCCGTAGTTACCGTTTATGGTGAAACATCACCTTATGGTGGTAATGCTTACGCTAAGTATATTACCAAGAAAGTGGTACTCACACCAGGAAATGACTCTGGTGATTTGCGTGTATTCTATACTGCTTACAAGCCCGCAGGCACAGAAGTTTACATCTACTATAAGATTTTAAATGCTTCCGATACTTCTAAATTTGAGGATCAAAACTGGCAGTTAGCAACGCAAGTAAGTAATACTGGAGTATATTCTCAGAACAGAACAAATTTAATTGAATATGAATGGGCACCAGGAAAATTGAATAAAGCCGATAATCAGATTTCTTATACAAGTACCAATGGTCAGACTTATCACAACTTTATTCAGTTTGCTATCAAAGTAGTCATGGCAACGGCTGATAACACTACTGTTCCATTCTTAACCGATATTCGTGCCTTGGCATTACCATCAGGAACAGGAATCTAATATGAGTTTTGTTAAAGTAACCAATTCTAGTTTCATAAGGGACACCAAAACAATGGCTCTTATTAATACTAATACTTCTGAAAAACAAGAGTATTATGCTCGAGCCAAGTTAATTCAGTCCCAAAAACAAGAACTAAATATGGTGAAAGACGAAATTAATAATGTCAAGGTTGAAATGAGTGAAATTAAGCAACTGCTCCAACAATTAATCAGTAAACAATAATGGCAAATAACGTATCCCTACTTAGTTATAGCAACACGTTTGGAGACTGGATTGTTTCAACCAATCAGTTGGCCGGCGAAGTCAATACTATTGGTAAAGGCAATTACACCAAAGATACTGGTATTTTGGTCATTAATTCACCAGGTACTGGTCTACAAGTATCCAATAATTCATTGTTTACCGGTAATGTGGTTATTGCTGGAACAGGCCAAGCACTTCAAGTTAACCATGATGCAGTCATTTCTGGTAACCTGACTGTTGTAGGAAATACAATATTCTCTGGTTATGAAATTGACCTAAAAGACATTAGTTCTGACACAATTCATGCCAATACTGGTACCATTATTACTCTAAATGTTACAGGCAATGAAACTGTTGGTGGAAATTTAAGCGTTACTGGTACGACAACCATTGGTGGCAATACAACTATTGGTGGTAACTTAACTGTTGCCGGCAATACCAATATTAATCTAAATGAGATTGTTGCTGGAAGTATCACCGCCAATACTCTGGTGGCCAATAATTCTGCTACACTAAATAAAGCCAATGTTACAACGGATCTAGGTGTCACAGGTAATACATACATTACCGGCAACCTAACCGTTACAGGAAATACCAATCTTACTATTGAAAACATTAGTATGAATGAGATTGTGACTGGAAATCTAGCGGTTAGTGGAGATTTTAGTGGTACCGGTACCGCAAACTTGGCGATAAATATTCTGGCCACTTCATTGGCCTTCTCAGTAGCACTAGGATAAATAAATATAAAAAGGTAAAGAGAGTAATATAATATGGCAAACAACTTCCGCAGTTACGGACTTTCAAATATTTCAGCAAATACGGTACTCTATTCTGTACCTGCTGCTACACAGACTACTGCAATTGGTCTAGTAGTTGCTAATAAAACACAAGGTACTATCACAGCAAACGTGCAGATTAACCGCACAGGCAATAACTACTTTATTATTCAAAGTGCTCCTGTTGTTACTGGTTCTTCTTTAGTCGTTATTGGTGGTGACCAAAAAGTTGTTTTACAAGCAAACGATTCAATTTCCATTTCAGCATCCGCCAACGTGGATTCGTGGATTAGCATCCTTGAAATTAGTTAAGGAATAACATGAGCTACTTAGGTTCAAGCAGCACACTATACGATCCAACACGCAACTCACCTAAAACAGCACAAGTATTTTCTGGTGATGGCGTTACTACCGTATTTACATTACAGTATTCGGTAGCACAATCTACTGATATTGAAGTTATTGTTGAAAATGTTATTCAACAACCAGATTATGCCTATACTGCAACAGGTAATCTACTTACATTTACTGGCACACCAAGACCTGGTACCAATAACATCTATGTTAATTACAATAGAACTGCTGGTCTAACTGGTACTGTACCTGATGGATCTATTACAAGTTCTAAGTTAGCAACTAACATTCGTTTATTGGCAACAGACCAATATACAGGTAACGGCTCAGCAACTCAGTTTGCTCTCTCTGATACTCCTGCTGATGCAAACTCATTAGTTGTTACTGTTAATGGTGTAACACAATCTGCTCCTGTAAACTATACAACAAGCGGTAACATTATTACTTTCACTTCGGCACCTTTAGCTGGTGCCAATGTGGTGATTCGTAACTTAGGCTTCAGAACAACATCAACATTGTATGCTTTAAGTGCTGGCACACCAATCGTTCAACCACAGATTACTGGTGGTACAATCAATCTAGCATCTTCTGTTTCTACAACAAACGGATTCAATGTATACGATTCCACAGGTACTCAATTAAAAGCCGGTATCAATGCAAACAATGTGTTTTCTACCGGTAACTTGGTAATGCAAGCTGTAAATTCAATTCAGCTACAGAGTGGTTCTAATACTGCTACAATGCCTGCTGCGGCTGGCACAGTAATGGTTAGCGGTAATATGCCAGCGTTTAGTGCTTATCAAAGCTCAGCCCAAACAATTACTGGCGGTTCGTTTACTAAAGTTACTTGTCAAACTAAAGAATTTGATACTAATTCAAATTATGATAATGCAACTAACTATCGCTTTACTCCTACTGTAGCTGGATATTATCAATTTAACGCCGCATTACAAGTAACAACAAGTACAAGTACAGGTTTAATTTGTTTTTATAAAAATGGTGCTGAAGTTAAAAGACCAACATATTTGTCGGGTTCTTCTGTAGTAAATAGTACAGGCGGGTCTGCTTTAATTTATTGCAATGGCTCAACAGACTACATAGAATTTTATGCACTTTTAGGAACAGGACAAGCATTATCTACTAATGTGTTTTCAACTTGGTTTCAAGGTGTAATGGTAAGGAGTGCATGATGACTTTATATGAAAAAATTATTTCTATTTATCCTGAATTGACTTTTGATGAATTTGTATTTGGAACAATTCGTTTGCAAAACGATTCAGACGGAAAAGGCGATTACATTGCTAAATGGGAACACCCTACACTAGCTAGACCTACAGAAGAACAATTAGCTTCTATTAGTTAGTAATAAATAAAAGAATAACAACAGAGAATAACGATGCCATTACAGCAAATAACTCCAACAGATATTACTGGAACACTTACTAATAACGTGGCTTCATCACAATTAAGTATTGGTGGTACTGCAATTGGAGCTGGTAATGCTTCTATTATGAAGAATCGCATTATCAATGGTGCGATGGTTATTGACCAAAGAAATGCTGGTTCGAGTGTAGCTATTACAACAGCAGCACCCTATATTACAGATAGATTTTTTTCTTATGCTTCACAAGCAAGCAAATTAACAGCACAACAAAATGCTGGCTCAATAACTCCACCAGCGGGATTTACTAATTATCTTGGTTTTACTTCACAGTCAGCATATTCAATCACATCAACAGATATATTTTCAGCCGCACAAAGAATAGAAGGTTTTAATACTGCTGATTTAGGATGGGGAACTGCTAACGCTAAAACTGTAACTTTATCTTTTCAAGTGTATTCAAGTCTTACAGGCACTTTTGGCGGTTCATTACAAAATTCTGCACAAAATCGTAGTTATCCTTTTACTTTTACAGTTTCTTCTGCAAATATTTGGACTTCTATTTCTGTAACTATTGCTGGTGATACAACTGGTACATGGATAGGTGCTACAAACGGAATTGGTATTCAGCTTAATTTTGGTTTGGGTGTAGGTTCAACATATAGCGGAACTGCTGGTGCATGGGCTGGTGCTAATTATTTTGCCCCAACTGGTGCAACATCCGTAGTAGGAACAAGCGGAGCAACTTTCTACATTACTGGTGTTCAACTAGAAGTAGGAAGTAGTGCTACTGGATTTGAGTATCGTCAGTATGGTCAAGAATTAGCATTGTGTCAGCGTTACTTCAACATATATAAAGGTGGTTATTATGGTGGATTCAATATAACGGGTTCAACTTTTGCATTTGCGTTGTCTGTTCCAGTATCAATGAGAACCTCTCCCACATTTGCAACAAGCATAACTGATTCAAATTTTGTTACTGCATCCCCTAGTGCCAGTCAATGGGCAATGTATGTTCAAAATAGCGGATGGAGCAGTTATTCAGGCTCAATCAACACACTATCATTAAATGTGCCAGCAACTAACAGCACTCAATATAACCTCGGAACATACGGCTGTACTTTGGGTTCGGCATTTACTTCATTTTTGCTTGGCGCAAACGTTTATTTTTCTTTTACTGCGGAGTTATAAGATGATAACCAAAGCACAATTAATTCCTTTTAGTTCAAGCGTTTTTGTTTGGCATGGTAGCCAAAAGTTATGTGTGCCAGCGGACACAGACAACACCGATTACCAAGCCTACCTAAAATGGGTAGCTGAAGGCAATACACCAACTCCAGCAGACGAATAAATAAACCAATAGAATAACAAAGAATAACAGAGAATATCAATGAGCTTAACACAAGTAGCAACGAATATGATTTCTGGAGTACCTATTCAGGTCTCTGGAAATACTACTATAATTAGTTCAAATAATACCACAGCGATTACTCTGAATGGTACACAGAATGCTACGTTTGCCAATACAGTATCAGCCAATCTATCAGCAACAACTGTAACATCATCACAATTAAGTATTGGTGGTACTGCAATTGGAGCTGGTGATGCTTCTATTATGAAGAACCGCATCATCAATGGTGCGATGGTTATTGACCAAAGAAATGCTGGTGCTTCTACAACTTTAACAACTTCTGCTTACACTTTAGACAGATGGTATTCATATACAACTCAATCTTCTAAATTTAGTATTCAACAAAATGCTGGTTCAGTTACACCACCAGTAGGGTTTACTAATTACATCGGTGCAACTTCTTTATCTGCTTATAGCATTACATCAGGCGATTACTTTTCAATTATGCAAAGGGTTGAAGGATACAATGTTGCCGACTTAGGATGGGGTTCTGCTAATGCCAAAACTGTAACTTTATCGTTTCAAGTCTATTCTTCATTAACTGGCACTTTTGGTGGCTCATTAAGAAACTCTGCTGGTAATCGTTCTTATCCATTTACTTACACAGTATCTTCTGCAAACACTTGGACTTCAATCTCTGTAACTATTGCTGGAGATACATCAGGAACTTGGTTAACAACTAATGGTATTGGTGTTGATGTGTTGTTTAGTCTAGGTACTGGTTCATCTTTTTTAGGTACGGCTGGTGCTTGGGCTGGTGCAAACTACTTGGGTGCTACTGGTCAAGTAAACATGGTCGCTACAAACGGAGCAACCTTCTACATTACTGGTGTTCAACTAGAAGTAGGAAGTAGTGCTACTGGATTTGAGTATGTAAATTATCAGGCTAGCCTAGCTAACTGTATGCGTTATTACTACAAATTGCAATTAGGTGATTATAGTGCAATTAACGGATTTGTAGATAATTCTACTAATGCTATTTTTTATTATCAATTTCCTGTCCCTATGCGTTCAGCACCAACATTAGGGACAAGCGGAACGGCTGGTGATTATGGAATTAGATGGCCCTCAAACACTACTGCATTAAACGCAGTCCCAGCTATTATTGGCACAGGTGCTATTGGTTCTACTCGTATTCAAGGCGTTGTAGCAAGTGGGTTAACTGTTGGTCAAGGCTGTGGATTGGTTTCATTTAACAATACATCAATTTATTTAGCTTTTTCTTCGGAGTTATGATGACTGTTTACAAATTAATTAAAAATCCTGACAACGGACAAGATTGTGGTGTTTTGCGTGATGGTAAAGATTCCATTCCTTTTGCACCTGATAACACAGACTACCAAGCCTACCTTGCATGGGTAGCTGAAGGTAATACACCATTACCAGCGGATGAATAAATAAAAAATAATGGTTTCACACTTATATCGTATAGAGAATAAACAGACTGGTGAGTATTACATCGGTAAGCACAATGGTGTGGATCAGAAAAAACCAGATGGTAGATTGTATTGGGGTTCTGGTAAGAGGATTAAAAGTCAAGTTAAAAAATATGGTGTAGAGAATTTTACATACACCATTTTAGTGATTGCTGAATCGGATTATATCTATGATTTAGAAAAAAGAAAGAAAAGAAAGGTTTAACCATTGGTTATACCTTCATAAATAATACTAAAGAAACAAAGTTTGTACCACCTGAAAAATTACAAGAATATTTAAATTCAGGTTGGATAAAAGGACAATTAAAAAGGAATAAATTTTGAGCTATCTTGGTGCGAACCCAGCTTACGGACTCTTTTCCACGGATTACTTTTCAGGTAATGGCTCAACTACGACCTTTAATTTAACCAAAAATACTGGTAACGAAGCTTCTTTAATTGTTTCTATTTCTGGCGTTGTTCAACAAGCGACTACGTATACACTAAATAACGGACAGTTGATTTTCTCTCAAGTTCCACCTAATGGTACTAACAATATTGAGGTGCGTTATCTTGGTGAGCGTGTTATGGTAAATCCTGCATTATCTGCTGATCCATATGGCATCGTCAGGATTAATTCAAACGTATTAAATCAGAACACAATTATTGGTGCCGGTTACAATGCAAGTTCAGCTGGCCCATTACAAATTGCAAACAACACCGTAGTAACGATTACAACTGGAAGTTATTGGAAAATATTTTGATGAATCATTATGTTTACCTGATTGAACAAAAAAATGCTTTGGTTGGAGAACCTAAGCAATATATTGGTGTTCGGTCATGTGAAGGTAACATTGGTGAGGATAAGTATATGAGTTCATCTAAATATGTTAAAGAAGCAATCAAAAAACATGGTATTGAGCAATTTAATAAGATTATATTAAAAAGATTTAATAGTCGTAGAGAAGCAATGGATTATGAAATTGAATTACATGAAAGATTTAATGTTGTAGGCAATAATTTTTTTTTCAATAAAGTAAAACAAACTACTGATAGTTTTGCTTGTGGTCCTGGTGAATTAAATCCATTTTATGGAAGAAAACACACAGAAGAATACAAGAAAAGAATGAGTGCTTTATTGAAAACAAAAGATTGTAGGCAAAAAGTTAATAATTTAGGTAAAAAGTTTCCA